TTTACTATTAATTTAGCGCCGGTTTTAGGATCTTCTTTTTCCTCAATTTCTTTAACTTTCCTCAGTTTAGTAGGATCAATGTATCTTAATTCTTTAATACCTGCCTGAGGTTTACCTTCATCAATTATTACATGATAAGGTAATCTTCCATCAATATACCACTTTCTGAATATATCATGTGCATATTGATTAAAGCTAATAAGTTTTAATATATTATCAAATTCATGTCTAACAATATCTTTAATCTTATCTGATACTTCTAATGCATCAAGAATAATATTTACTGGAGCTTCATCATGATCTCCAACAATACTTTCATTAACTATATCTTCAATAGCAGCATCACATTCGGGTTGACTTGCTACATCCCTATATTTCATTAATAAATCTATCTCGGTTTTGGCTTTATCGCCATCTAAGTCGAGATATACACCAAAATGCCCACCGGTGGTTATAACACCTGCGCCATCCGACTCCGTATCTGGTACAAAAGAAGGACGATCAGGTCCTTTCTTCTTGCGGTTGATTTCAAATCCAAAAAATTCTGCCATACTCTATCCCTATATTATCCGAGGGGAAAATAAATTCCCCTCTTCTAATATATTTATACCACTTATGAAGTAGTGTCTGATTCCCAATACTGAACCTGTAGCTCAACCGTAAAATCTTCAATTGCGTCATTAGTTTCATAATTAAGATCAATTGCAGCCAATGTGCTCGGCCAGCAACCACGGAAGTCATATCTCTTAGAGATAGTTCCGTCTTTTCTTAATTGTTCAACAACAACATCAGCAGAATAGTCATTCATATCGACTAAACCTGTATTTTCCTGGTGTTGATTAATACCATTCATCCATTGTTCAAAAGATTTCCTTACATCAAACTCTGCGTCATTAATGACGGTAAGAGAAAGTGCTGTGAAAACTCTGTCTCCAGCCAAATTAAGTTTCCTTCCTCTAAACGAGATTGGGATTACACCAACCGTAGAGTCAGGAATCGTTGCCTGTTTAACCAAGAATGAAGTTAATTCAACATTTGCAGCTTCTACGAAGCTCGGAAAATTAACTGTCGCTTTGAATAAAGAAGGTCTTGCACCACCGCCACTAAGTTTCGATTTAAAATCGTCTATGCCTAGAATTGCCATGTCTTATCCTCCCCTTAACTGCCAGAGCCAGCAATTTCTGTAAAGGAAACGCCAGTTCTTGTAGCTACAAAGTTTAAAGTAATATAATTAATAGATCTTGCAGGCTTAATATAAATATCAGCTACGAAATTATTAGTGTCTATTACTTGACTTGTATTGTTAGTTTCATCGCATATGACTGAAAAATCTGTCAGTCCTCTGCGTCCTTTTACATCTCTTAAGAAAGGCTCTACCAAATTCTTAAACTGAGCTCTAGTGAATTCATCGTTGAATTCGAACAATTGAGCTTTAGCTGCAATTGATACTGCCTTTTCTAAAGTGATGAATAATCTACGTACATTGATACGATCAAATGCAGAAGGTTTTGCTAATAGGGTTTTATCTCCAAATAGCATCGTACCTTGTCCAGGTAATGATACTAAAGGATTAACTCTTCCCTTGTATAGTGTATCTCTGTCAGCCTTGACAGGATTCCATGCAAGTTTAGTTATTCCTAATAGTTGTCCTCTGCTTACACCTGCTGGTGAATACCAAGCATCTGCAACTCTATCTGTATTAGCACATAATCCAGCAACGTGACCAGCTGCGCCTATCCAGCGATAAGTATCATTGTACTTATCATAGGTATAAACTGCAGAAGAATCACATACTGCGTATGAGCTAGAAGTTAGTCCGTTTGCAAACTCCATAACATTAGTTGCCGGAGTAGCTGATCCTTGGCTATCTTCGATCGGAGGTGAGACAAAAGCTACACAATCCTTTCTTGTTTCCGCAATAGAGATTAAGTCTTCAGCAATTGTTTCTGTTCCGTTAGCATCTGGGTAAGCAAACAATAAACCAACATCAACTGTATCAGCGTCTTCTAATAGATCGTAGCCTAAAAGAATTTCACCTGTAGTTGGTGTGTTATCGTCTGTTCCACCAGTTAACGAATCATCTATAGCAGCTGTTACACCAGTTATAGTATCCGTTGCAGCTAATCTAAGATCGGCTCCAGCATTAGTTAATGTACTTGGATGATCCATCCAGCGCACGTACTCGGAACCATTATTTACCACATCAACGTAGTAATTAGATGTTCCATCAGGGTTTTTAGCATCAGAAGCTTGTGAAGCATATGCAAATGTTTCTAAAACAGTACCTGCGGTACCACTAAATACACCATCCTCATCTATAACTGCTACATGAACTTCATCGCCTATTGAACCCTTACCAAGATTCGACGCGTACGTCGAGGTTCCTGGTTCGCCATTGAAAGATGAGCTATAAGCCCAACCAGCAAAGCTGGTAATTCCTTCAGTGATCAATGATACCTTCAAACTATTTCCTTTGATACCTGGATATTTAGCAGCCCAAGAGCCAACAGCTCCATTACCTACATTATATCCTGAATCAACATAGTGAGTATCATTTTTAATCAAAAGCCCGTTTCCGCCGGCAAGTCCTGTGGCATTTAAATGCCCAGATTCGACGCGGACTACTTTCAGAGCGTTGCCGTACTTTAAGAACGACGCGGCTGTTAGAAAGTATTTAAAAGTATTGTCATCCGGTGCACCAAAGGTATCAGCTAGATCTTGTTCAGAACTAACACTGGTAACTTCAGCAACTGGACCCCAATTAAATGACCCAGCGAACCCACCAATACTGGTAGATACGGCAGGTACTACAGCAGTCGCATCAATTTCATTGACTTGAACTCCTGGGGATACTTGAAATGCCATCGCTTTATCCTCTCAAAAAGGTTTGTTTATAAGTTTTATTTATAAGTTAACATAATAAGGTTATTTTCACTCGTAACTATTTATAATTAAAATAATCCTGTGGTTTTGGTATCTTCCTCAAACCACACGTTTCCTTCACCATCTCCAACCCCTTCATCTTTCGAACGGCCATCATCTATGATCCCAAAGGGAAGCATATCATCTTGAATAGCCGCTAATTGTTCTTTATATAACATATTTTTCATATCAATATCTGATATAGAAACAAATATATCTGTTGTAGTAAACCATCCAAATAGTACTAGGTTCATCATTAGATCATCATGATTAGGACCTAAGGCTTGAAATGAATTTCCCTTAGCTACAAAAGTACTCATTTCTACAATTGTCTGAGCATCTCTTACTAGTAATTTTTTCTGTTCAATTAGATCTTTTATAGTAGAACATCCTATTCGTTTAACTCTTTTAGTCATTTGAGCACCGATAGCGTTCTTTTTAACAGCTGATTCCACAAACATATTTTCATATTCAAGATCATAATATAATCCATTACATACCACCATACCTGAATCATTTGATTCTATTATCACGTAAGCCTTGTTATAAGTGGTTGCATACTTGTATATAATATCTGGAAATAACATAGGAGATATATTATTATCTCTAAATACTGCTACTTGTTCAAATGGATCAGTAGATATATCTATTATATTAAATGTAGAATAATCTTGTCCTCTCCCTTTTGCTGTATCAACCATCAACATATAATCGTGGCTTTCTATAGGTTCTGCATATACAAAAACATTTTCATTAATATGCAAAGGTTCAACTGATTTTTGAGCTAATAGATAATTTGCTCCAATAAGAGTATTACCTCGACCATGAAATGTATTAGCAAATTCTTGTTCGAATTGCAATTCTGATGTGTTTGCTATAGTTTCTTTCTTCCATTTCTCATCTCTTCCTGGTACATCCCACCAATCTACTCTAAAAGATTTAAACTCATTTTCTCCTGTGGTTGCTCCTTCCCAGAGCTTATGAAATATATTTCCAATACCGTTTGCTGTTGATGTAACAATAATTTGAGTTTCTGTACCAGCTGTAACAACAGGATAGGTTGAGGTATAGAACTGTGCATCATTTTCTACAAAGGCAAACTCATCAAGAAATAGTAGGTTAACAGATAATCCTCTAATAGAACTACCGCTTGTAGCCGACGCTATAATTCTCGAATTGTTACTAAATTCTATACTTCCTTTATTTAATGCTTTACACCCAGGTTGCAAAAAGAAGGGTAAGTGTTCGAGCGCGAGCGTAACGCGCGAGAGCATCTCGCGGGCGACCGCGCCTTTATTCGCAAGTATAGCTATGGTTTTTTCTGGGTGAAATAGTGCATACCATAAGAGATATACAACTGATGAAATAGATTTACCACTTTGTCTACATGCTAGTATTATAGAAAATCTATTCTCATTAAAGTGTTTAAACATATCTGATTGATAGGGATAAAGTTCAAATGGAACTAACCCCTCATCTAATGAAACAATCTTGATATATTTACAGGCAAAGTATACAGGATCTTGTATACATTTCTGGTATTCTTTTACTTCTTCTCGAGTAAAATCTGAGATAACTCCATCTCTTTTTATGGAAGGGTTACCTAAATATCCAAATTCGTTATTTTTAATCCTCTGCATCGACATCAATAATATTATCCTTCTTATCTAATAACATTCTTTGTAGCTCTGTAGTGCTACCAACAAACACATTGTTATTAGTAATTTCTCTTCTCACATCATCTTGAGTTAATTCTTTTTTATTCTTTTGAAGTGCCATTAGCTTATCTGTAATGTCACCTATAGATTTTAGGTGATTAGATAATACTTCGAACGCGCGGGGGTGCTCGCTCTCGCGGGCGAGCTCGGCCAGTGAATCCATTGATAGGGTACCAACCTTTATAAGATCTTTATAAGTTGCCCTTGAAAATTCATAATCATCCTTAATATCTTTTTTGTCTATAAGGATTTGGGCATCTTTTCTTTTTTCAGCTGGGAGATTCTTCGACAATCTCTCAGATATAGCTTGTTTTTTATCCATCATAATATATATTTATGTTTATGTATATGACTCAATAACAGCTGTAGCTCCAGATGAACTACCTGTTAATGTTTCTCCAACTTGGAACCATCCTGAGGGTACAGCAATTCCTAATGTATTACTTCCCTCTGGGGTATTAGCATAGAATACACTCATCTCACCAGTATTACCAGAAAGACTTCCGGTTATGGTTTCTTGTTGAGTAAATGTTCCACTAACAGTACCTACTATAGCAGTAAAAGAATCTGGAACTCCTAAAGGATCATAGCTAGTTACTATACTATATTCATCAGTTCCCGGAGTACCTGTCACTAATGTATCACCCACCTCTGCAGTTTTAGGATTAACCGCTATATTCAAACCTGAATATTTTTCATCAGTATTTGTTTTATTAAACCAATCGAGTTGAACTTCTTTAATAACTCCTTGATCTCCAGTTCCACTATAGAATGTCATTTTCATTGTAAAGTCTAATGTATAAATTAATACTCTTCGAGTTGTAAAATCTCCATCATATGAATCTTCTATTGCAACAGAATTTAATATAATAGGAACATCTTGTTTATAATCAGGCCATCCATCAATAGGTTTAATTGTAACTGAATAGTCAGGCTGAAAGTATGGTACAATTTGCTCTAGTATTTGTAATCCATCATCTTGATTTTTTGCAAGAATACTAAGTTGCATTCCAATATTATAAGGAGTTTGTGCCCGAATGCTTTGTCTTTTATATGAATCTGTACCATGAGCAGCTGTTATTTTATTTAATTTGTTTTCTTTCTTATTTAAATCTACTTCCAGACTAGTAATCTCAAATCCCATACGAGGTAATTTAAGAGCCATTGAAGCATCATCCATTGTTTCCTGATCTATACGAGCTAGAAATTTTTGTTTAGGTCCGTATGCAAGAGGTACTTTTATTTGATTAAGTATACCACCAGATCCATCTTTACGAATAACAGATATATTGTTAAACATAGTACCAAAGACGGCGACCGACTTTCTCATAGTTGCGTGATAAAAGTGTGTTCCAAACATTAGTAATTCTCCGATGGATCACCAAAGGGGTTAGATTCAGTAAAGTCTAGAATAGAATCTCCACTTAATTCAAATTCAACGTTATCTCCACCACCTGTTGGATCTATAAAGGCACCAAAACCAGTATCTCCTATGTCATAAACTTTTGTTATATAAGCTGATAGGGTTGATTCTGCACCTACTAAGGGAACTGTAGCTGATACTAGAAAGTCTCTTGCTTCAGCAATACCAGAAACACCAATATTAGATACTGTGATTCTTCCAGCAATCTGACTGATATGATCTACTGTTTGTACTTCGCCAGACACTGTAATACCTGCAGCAACTAATTGGCTAATAGTTTCTCCTTGAGTAAAGTGATTATTACCAGTTGTTGAATAATCTATTGTAACTTGATAAGCTTCTGTAGCTTGTATAATATCAATTGCATCGACACCAGTTTCGAAATCCTCTTCATTATATTCATAAAGAGCACACTGAAGTTTATAAACTGGTAAATTAGAAAGTTGATAGAATGGTTGTTCATGTTCAACAAACATAATCTCAAATAATTTATTAGACATTGGAAGGAATAATATATCTCCTTCCTGAGGTACTGGATAATCTATGTCATTATTCCAAAACCCTATAAGTTTTTGCCATTGTCTTTTAGAGATTATGAATGTTGCTTCGTCTCTAATTTCTAGACCAAACTTGGAATATAGATCCCCTGCTCCAGCAAAGCCTTCAATATCTTCTATATAAGCTTCAATGATATATGCATCATCAAATTTAGAATTAGAAGCTTCACCCAATACGTTATCCCTAGTAACTATAGTTCTAGGTAAATAATAAACGTCTTGGCCGAATATCTTAAGTGATTCTATTACCAAATCTTCATAAAGATTTTGTTCAGACTTAACGGCTTGAGAGAAATATACGTTTCTAGCCATTTTTATCCTGTCATAAAGTCAATCGGTTCTTCCCAATTGAGTCTAGCTTCTTCAGTTAATTTTTCTAGATCAGCAGTTGCATCATCATATATTTGTCTTCCATTAAAGGTGACTCCACCTGGCATCTGCATCCCTTCAAATTTAATTAAATTTTGACCCCATTGTTGTTTGATAAGTGCTGTACAATATCTCTTTAAGAAATAATCATTATAGACATCTGTATAAGTAGCTGGATCAACAATCCTATAACATTCTAATACTAGATAGGTTGAATTAATTGCTAAGTTTAGTTTATTGCCCATATTACCATGAATTCCACAATAGTAATATAGGGTATCAGGAGCATCTTCTGCAATTGTAAAGGTTACTTTAGCATTAGCTTGGCCTGGAGTTCCAGATCTAACTACACCAGTAGTATATTCTACTCCACCAGTAGTATGTGATCCATCTATTGTTTTTGAAAATGATAATATGTGAGTATTATTTGTAGCATCGGAAACATCAAAAGTGTAAACTATACCTTTGCTTAATGATTTTTCTGGGGCTGAATCTGTATCCCACGTGAATTTATTACTTGCCATTTTTATTACAACACTTTGTGCTTCTACAGAAGTAGTTTCTTCTGACCAATCCATATCTATTCTAAGATTATTTCTATGTCTATTAAAGTCTATGTGCTTATCAGTATTGTCAATAATCATATCTAATAAGGATAACCACTGTTGGGTCATTTCATATTCCATGAGGTTACCCATATATCCTAAGGAGAACATATCATTTAAATGCATTTGATACTTAACATCAAACATGCTTAGAGATGAATCAATGGTATCTCTTAATGGAAATACCCTAACAACGTTTGTAACTAGGTCGGGAATTGAAATATATCCATTAATTTGATCTGCGGGTTGTACTAGGTGTTTTAAGTATACTTTTTCTATAGCATCTGCATGATACTCTTGATAGAATTGTAGAGCTTCGTCTATTCTATCATCTACTTGATCATCATCAACATTAATTTCGATCACAGGATGACCTAAAGCTCTTTTACAGTAACTTACTAATGTTGCTCTTGAATTTGGTTTAGCCATTATGTGCCTCTAATTGTCTTCTTATACTATTTCTTTTATTTATACTCATAGTCCATGTCCATTCTTCATTAATAACTTCGTTATTCCAAGACATATTAAAAGCTAAAGCCTAACGTATCTGCAGTAGATCTTAGACGAAATTTAAATCCACCACCTGTAGCTGCCGTATCATCCTTCCCAGACTTTTTAAAAGTAACATTAAATGTTACATATCCATCAAATTTTACTAAACCACCGTTTGCAAGTACGCCTGATGTGTATGCTTGACAGTAAAATCTCCTTTCTGAAGTATGAGTACCGGTGGTAGCATTATAAGTATGGTCTGTATTATCATTCCAA